GGGTCTTAAGCAAATCGGATAAGGCTTGACGAATTAGAAATTTCTTCTTCGTCAGCATCATCTTCTTCGTCAGCGAAATCAACCTCGTCGTCATCCTCAACAGAGGACGCGCTGATATCAATCTCGTCTTCATCACCATACAGTGCTGTACTGATAGCGGACTGCTCGTCTTCTTCGCCTTGAATCTGGAGCGCAGCACTAAGTGCCGCAACAGAATCAGACAACGAATCGGACAATGCACCACTAACAGAATCGACGATAGCAGACACAACATAGTTACCTGAAAGGCTTTCTTCCAAGAACTCTTCACTGTCTTGAGCAACGGCCGCTTGACTTAACATACGAGCAGCGTCAGCCCAATTTCCGTCACGCGCAGCAAGCATCGCTAGTGCAGCTAAGGAACCAGATAACGATTTCATGTTTGGTCCTCAGTGAATAGGGCAACTGTTACGCTGCCCTATGTTGCACAAGTTACGCTTTAACTGCTTTAGCGACAGAACGCACGTTCGCCAGAGTGAAGGAGAAGGTGCTTGACAGCAACCAGCCGCGGTCTGTGTTACCCTGGTTTGCGCCAGAGGTAGGAGTAGACTGCGTGCCGCCACGGGTGGTGTAGATACCGTGGTAATCCTGATCTGCAACAACGTACAGTTCGCCCGGCTCCAGAACGCGGTGCTCTGGTGCGCGGAAGCCGTCGGTAATCAGTTCCAGACCCAGCAGGGTACCCAGACGGCCGGTGGTGATCAGGTCATACTTAGACACTGGATCCAGCGCTGAGGTGAACTGGTCGTTACCGACGATATCGTTCCAGAAGTCAGCGGCCATGATGGCAGTTGACACAGGCAGAGGCCAGTTAGCAACGTTGGTACGAAGCTGAGACAGCAGGCGCGGAGTCAGGTCACCGTGGATGTAGGTTACCGGGTTAGCAGTAGCTACAGCCATGTCAACACTGCGTTTCCACAGACGGTCTTCTGCAACCATGATGGCCGACAGACCATCCTGCTGAGCGCGGTCCAGCAGGTCGCCGTTGATCTGATCCAGGTCCATTTTAGAAACGCGGATGTTTGATTTCAGTTCGAACTCAGACGGCGTGAACACACGGCCGCGCAGCAGACGATAACCGTAATCAGTAGGACCAACTGCGATGATACCTTCAGCCTGGTGGGTTTTCAGTTCCACACGAGCGATATCGCCCTGGCGGATGGTAGCGCCTTTACAGATGCGACGCAGGATACCCTGACGCTCAGCACGGTCTTCGATGGAACCTACAATCGAGGCACCCAGTGAAGCCCACTTCTCGCCAGTTGGATCAGCAACTGCTTCTTCCAGCAGTTCACGACGCTGTTCACGAACCTGAGATTCGGACAGTGCATCGCTTGAGCTGTTAGACTGAACGATGTTACCAGAAGTCGCTTCTGCAAGCAGACGGCCGATGTTGTTCAGCAGGTCTTTGTTGGAGTAGGCGTTGATATCGCCGGTAGAAGCAGACAGAGCTAAGTCGCCCTTTCCGCCAAAACGCAGGTCTTCAATCGGAGCGCCGTTACGCAGGGTAACTTTAGCGCCGCGCATCATTTGGTTCTGAGCCATGTTGTAAATCTCCTGAGAAAGGCTTCTCAATATTAATAGTTAACTGTCACAACGCGCGACGATTAGTTACCGAAGCTAGAAGCCATCTCAAAGATAGCGTAGCCGCGGTCTGCGGTAGGAGCTTGTTTGATCATAACACCTTTCAGCAGAGTACCCGGTCCACCAACAGTCAGACGACCGTTCGGGCCCAGAGACGGATGCAGCACTGTGTCATCGTTCCAGTCAGCGGCGAAGTCAAACATGTTGGTAGCAACGTTACCCAGTTTGATATAACCACAACGACCCAGCTGGTTAGCAGCCAGACCACCGATAGGAGCATCGGCCAGGAATGAACGTGCTTCAACAGCATTCAGAACATAACCGTACTGAACGTAAACTTTTTTGCCAACGTCATCAGCGTGGAAGTACAGGTTACCGCCTTCAACACCAACTTTACCAGCAGCAGAGGCAGCGTCATCAGCTTCCTGATCAGCTTTCTTGCCTGCGATTTTAACCAGCAGGTTGCCAGCTTCTGGCAGACGACCAGCAGTGAAGCGGCCAGTTGCATCGATGGTGAACTCTTCAATCTTAACCTGATGCGTAGGAGGCAGCAGACGAGCGATTGCGAAGCCAGCAAAGGTTTCACCAGTAACACCGGTAGAAACTTTCAGGTAAGTCTTACCACCTTCTTTAACCCAAACCAGAGCTTGGCCTTCTTCCTGGATTACGTCGCCCGGCAGCAGGTCAGCTTCGTTGGTCTGAACGATATCGGTTGCATTAGTAAACAGCATGATTAATTCTCCGTGAGGAATTTACGAATCGCGTTTAAGTTGAAACGAACTGCGCCATTAGAAGCGCAGAACATTTGCAGCCTTAGCAGCGAAGGAGTCAACAGAAGCTGAACTCTGGGACTGAACAGGTTCCGCATCGCTCTGAATATTCAGACGCTGTGCGGCGGATGGTTTTGGCTGCTCTTGCTGTACCGGCTGCTGGCGCGATGCGCCCTCATCGTTAGAACGAGAGATACCGACAGAACTGGATACCGCTTCCGCGATTTCGTTCTGTGTGACTTCTGATTTGTTCATCAGCGATTCTGCATGGCTGAGAGCAATAGTCAGGAAGTCAGGGCTGTGGTTGAAGAAAGCACGCTCAACGATTGGACGTGGTTCTTTCAGGCCGGCAGCTTGCAGGGCGCTGCACAGGCTTTCTAATACAGGGTTGGTAGCACTCTGCCAGAAGCCTTTAGAAACACCCAGCATCGCAGTTGACAGCGCGGCAACGAAACGCTCTTGATAAGCATCAACGCTGGAGCTAATTGTCTGCTGGACGTCGCTGGTAACCGCTTCGATACGCTGGTCAGCTTCGTTAGCAATCAACTTCTCAACTGGCATTTCGATTTTGAACGGCTCAAAACCAAGATTGCTGCAAGTTTCGATAACGCCGCTTTCATTCAAATCAGTTTTCACTGCTTTAATGAAATTATCAGTTTCGAAAGATCGGCGCG